AGCAGAACAGCTATAATAGATAACATAGTGGAATTGTAAATGAGTTCTTTACGTTTGCGTATTTGTTGGTATACCTGTGCTTCACGTTTGCGTTGAATTGACCTTCTAATCTGTATTAGCTGTTTATAACCATCTGCACCAAGATGGTGCAATGAACCCCAGTAGAACATATGCTTTAGTTCCTTCTCCATCTCTTTAATTCTTTGTCTTGCAGCAAGTTCATCAAATGCTTCTGCTGTGCTTGACTTGGTGTAAGTAATCTTCTTGAATATAGATGGCTTACTTTCTTCTTGTGTTAAACAGAACTTTACATCTTCTACCGCAGAAGCCCATTTACCTAGCTGTGAGAATACTTCTTGAGCTTCTTTACCATAGTTTACTGCTGTCTTGATACCTTGAAATACTGCATTTGCTGTAGCTAAAGCTGTGATTGGGTCGATCAACTTATAGTCCTTCTAGTACTTCTAATTGTCTTCTATCAAAACCTTCAACAGGTTGTTCTTCAGTTTCTTCTGTAAACTTACGCACAACACCCTCTACATCTGGTAAAGTTTCTGGAGGTGAGTTAGCTAATAACCATGACTGTATAATCCTTGCTGATTCTTTTTTCTTATCTAATGAAGCTGTGTCTTTAGTAAGTAAAGCAGCATACAATTGAGGGTCAGTAACTGATTGTTGTAATAGTTGAGTAGCTTTATCAAAAGTTAAATTAGCTAAAAGTCTTCTTGCATTTGCAGCAAAAAACTGAGACAAGACTAAACCAGAACCTAAATCTGACGAAAACCTAGAACCTGTTTTAGCTCCAAATAAAGTCATTACTAAGTTAGCCACTGTTGCTACTTCATCTTCAAATAATCTAGCTACTTGCACATCTGGTTTCTTATTAATTAATAATAATTCTTTGTTTAAAGTATTTATTCTATTTAGTTCATCATCAGTAAACTTTAAAGCCCTTGCTGTGCCTACATTATTTTTAAAATAATCATTAAGTTTATTAGCTGAAATTATATCTTGTCTAGCAATATCATCATAAGTTAAAGAATTATTTAAACCTAGTCTTACAAATTCTGATTTAATACTTTTTAATTCTTCATCAGAAAAATCTTTTACTAAATTTCTAGCGTCTTCAGGATTACCCAACACAGTCTGTACACTTCTTCCTGTTCTTGCTAACTTTCTTAATTGTTTTTCTGTTTCGTTAAAATCTCTAGCATAAAAACTTCTACTAGATGAAGCCTCTCTAATAGCATTTGAAACATTTTCAGAAGTAAAAGGTTTATCACCTGCTTTGTACACAGCATTTTCAATAATTTTATATTGTCTATATTGTCGGTCAGCACTTGTTAAAATATTTCTAGAGTCTGGAGTTAAACTATTTTCAAGTGCTTTAGTTATTTCAGTTTCTGCGTTTTGTAAAAGACCTCTGTATTGTTTAGACCTTTCAGTTGGTGTTTTTTCTTCTCTAATTTTACCACGAATAACTGATCTAAATTCTAATAAATCTTGACTATCCATTTCTTTAATTTTATCACTTTTTTTAATTTTACTTTTTAGTGAACTAAATTGACTATTAACAAAATCACTAATTGCTTTTCTTTCTTTACTTCCAGAAAGTATAGTTTTGTCTTGTATAGACTTTAACATTTTCTTTCGTAGATTTGTTACATCAATTCTTTGACCATGTGCTTGTTTATATAAAGGAGTAAAACTTTCATAACTTTTTTGCAACATAGTATCAATGTCATTTTTTTCTATTACTGTGCCAGGAGCAGTTACTTTTTGTATTACTGATTGTTGCCAATCTAACAAACTTTTTTCTCCTTCTGCCATTTTTTTTAATTCTTCAATATTAGTTTCTTCTACTGCTTTTAATTCTTGATTTATTTTAGCTTGATCTTGAGCATCAAATTCATCAATTATTCTTTTTTCTTGAGCTATTAAAGTATCTTGCCCTGTTAATCTAGCTGGAGTAATTCCTTTTTTACCTGCTAAAACTTGTTCCGCAGCAGCTTCTGGGTCTACTGCTCTTTTTTGCATTTGTTTAGCAGCCCTTATTTCACCAGCTTCTTGTGAAAAAGGAACAATAGTTTCTAAAGTACTTTGCGCTCCTCTTTTCAATGTAGTTGGTAAATCAACAATAGCACCTCCTAACATACCTCCTCCAAAAGTAGCAAACTCTCTAGCTGTAGGATATTCCTCTGGTACAGCTTCTCTAGCTGCACCTGCTGCACCTGCTGCTGCTATCTCTCCAGCAGCTACTCTACCTGGCTGTGTTCTTATACTTTTAGATAAAGGTTCTAAAAAACGACCTACATACGGAAGTTCTTTTAAACCTCTTTGTGCTTGTGAAGATAACATACCTACAGTTTCTCCCATAACTTTTCTTCCTAAAGCAAAACCAGCTCCTATACCATATGGTAGTGATTTTCCAACCATTCTAACAGAACCAGATATTATATCTTTAGGTTCACCTTTATAGGTAAAACCAGAATCATACAAAAAGTCTTGTGCTGATTGTGGTAGTAATTCTTCTGCAATACCAGTATATAACTCTCTAGCAAGATGTGCTGATCTTTCTAGTCCTTGTTTAGCTGTTCCTGCTATACTAGAATCTTTTTCTGCATCTACAGAATCTACTTCTTCTAATATTTCTAATTGTCTTTTATCTAACATTATGCTCTTTCTTAAAAAAAGTACATTCTATTAATTGGAGATATTTTATTCCATAATTCTTCTGGTTTTGCTCCTTTTTTCTTTGCATATTCCGCAAAAGATTTTTTAACGTCTTTTTTTAAATCTTTATATTGTAATGTAGTAGCTACGTTTCTTTTTTCTATACCCAATTTAGGTAAAAAAGAATTTATTGCTTCTAATTTAGACCTTGCTTCTACTCTAGTTTGTCTAGGATTATTAACATTATCTGCAATCTTTGCTAATCCGTTTCGTTTAGTAGTTAAATATGCGTGTATTTGTTCTATTTTTTCTATTGCATTTTCTTTACTTTGTAAAAAAGATGGTTTTATATCAAGCATTTCTTCTATTTCTTGTCTTTCTTTATCTGCTTTAACATTCTCTCTTAATTTACTAGCAAGTTCTTGTGTAGCCATACCTAGTAACTGCCTCATTTCTCCTACACCTGGGTATGGTAATTTATCAGTAGCCTGACCAACAGTAATGTTTACAAAATTTTGATACCCTGATAATATACCTGTTCCTTTTTCTACTCCTTGTAACATAGTTATACCAGACTCTTTAAATTTTTTATAGTAATCAGGTTCTGATGTACCACTTGCACCAAGTTCTGTTATAGTTTCTACTATAGGCTGTGAACCAATAGGCAACACTTTAGTAATACCAGTTCTAGTATTAATTTCTACCACTTGACCATTAACAGGGTCATAATCCATTTTATAAAAACCATTAGTTAAATCAAAAGCTCGTTGAGGTGTTACCCCGCTTGTTATTAAAGTATGATAGGTTAAATCTTTTCCAGTTAAAGGTTTATCTGCAAATACTAAATCAGAATAATTACCTGTTTCTGTAGCTTTTTGTAAACTTTTAGGAGTATATTTATCTGTAGATATGCCTGTTAAAAAATCTTTCTTAACTTGTCTATTAGCTACTTTCTGTTTCTCTTCTAACATATCAGCTTGTTGTCTTAACCTTACTCCTACCATCTGTATATTAGGGTTAGGATTATTATTTAATTTTCTAGCTACCTCTCTTAATCCCTCTGGTGTATTAGGGTCACCAACACCTAATACAGCATCTGTATAAGCTGTTTTTATCTCTTGCAACTGTTGAGCTTGTGCTTCTTCTGGTGTTTGTTGTCCAAATAAACGTCTAACACTACCTTGTAACTGCTCTCCACTTTGTGTAATACGCTGTGTTATGGCAGACATAGGTGACATAGCACCTCTACCTAGAGTGATAGGTTGTTGTAAAGCATTATTTTGTTGTGTTAATAAACTACTAAACAAACCTTCTGTTATTTCTTGTGCCATGTTTACTCCTTATTCTGTAGCAGTTTTAGGTTGTAATATTTTTGCTAACTCTACTATTTGTTGTATCTGATTTGCGTTTACATTACCTTGTTGTGTAGGCAACCCAAACAGTCCTTTAGCACCAGATGTTAAACCTCTTAGTTTTTCTATTTCTGATAAAGCAACTAATTGATCATATTGTGACCTAGCACTTAATCCAGATAGTTCTGGTCTTTGTTGTAGTGTAGCTGATATATCTCTACCAGTAGTTAAACCAGTTAGTGCTGCTTCATCTATCTTCTGCGCCCCTGTTAGTAAACCAGAACCTAAAGTAGCTTGTCTTTGTGCTTCTGTTAGCCCAAACTGTTGTGCTGCTAATGCTTCTTGTGATCTAGCAGTTTCTTGAGCAGATAGTATAGACTCAGCTAATGGATTAACTCTGCGTTGACCTCCTACAGTTGGCATAGTCTGACCATAACCTAGCAAACCTCTCTGTGCTAGTGTACCTAACATTCTTTCTTGTTCTCTTTGTCTCTGTGGCTCAGTCAATGCTCTAGTAGCTGCTAATTGCTGTGCTGTAGCTTCTTCTCTAGTACCTGGTAATCCTTCAAACATTCCTCTAGCTGCATCAAGTTGTGCTGTTCTAAGAGGTTGATAATCAGCACCTACAGTAGCAGTAGCTCCTTCTGGTGCTACAGTTCCTGTTCCAAAACCAGTAGTAACTGTGTATGGTCTAAATACACTTTCATACTCTTTTTGTATATCTTCACCACGTTCTTCTAAAGAACTTTGTAAAGCTGATAAACCAGCATAATCTATACCAGTTCCTATAATGTTTTCTAAAACACCTCCTGCTGTATCACCAAACACTTCTTTTAAGTCAATAAATTTACTAGCTTCTTCTACTACCTTTCCTACTGCTTCTTTTCCTACAACACCTGCACCTGCTGCTTTTATAATATCATCTACTGCTTTTGTAGCACTCTTTGCATCAGTAATAGTTAAACCACCAGTAGTAGCATCAATACCTACTTCTCCGCCAGTTAATAAAGGTAAATCACTAGTTAAATCAGCAAATGTTTTTGATTGATCTAATGATGGAACACCTAATCCAGTAGTAACTCCTTCACCTATTCCTGCTAAAGAATCACCTAGACTACCAAACTGTGGCTCTACAAGAGAAGGAACAGCATCAGCTACTTGTGTAAAACCTCCAGGTGCAGGATATATTTCTTCAGTTCTTGATAAAAGATCAGTAGTAACTCCTTCACCTAGTCCTGATAAAGAATTACCTCTAGGTATGTTTAAAGTTTCTACTGTGTCTGCTTCTAGTATATTATTATCAACTAAATAATCACCAAACTTACCTGATTGTAAAGCATCTACACCATAGGTTACACCATAAGCCATAGTGGCAGCAAGTAAAGCATCTTCTACATCTCTTCCTAGTGCTAAACTAGTACTTCCTGCTACCACAGCATTACCTACAGCAGTAGCTGCTGTTCCAGTTGCGTTACCCCCAGTAATAAAACTTCCTATTCGTGGTGCATAAGCACCTCCTGCCAAAGTAGCAGCTACTGTAGCAAATGTTACTAAATTTTTATCAGAGGTATCTTGATACAAAGGATAGAAAATAGGTTGATCTCCAACAAACTTAACATTTAAGTCTGCACCACCTTCTACACCTGAATACAGATTACCAAATGATGTAGACTCTTCACCTCCACTGCGTAATGTGCCACCACCTGCAAATACGTCTACTGTTTCTCCTGTTTTCTTATTGAACAACTCATCCATAGAACTAGGTAGAGTTGCTATATACATCTTTTCTGTAGCTCCTTGACCTAGAGGTCTACCTGTATCTACTTCCTTAACAGTGCTAGGTTGTACTTCTATTCTTTTACCAACTCCCATTGCGGTAGTAGGTTCTTCACTGTAATAATATTTAAAATTACCAGTATTAGGATCAGCAATTCTTTCTACTTCTACATTTTGTTTAGTTGTATCTACACTTCTTTTACCTAAGTCATATATACTATCTACACCAGCTTTAGCAAACTCTTTAGCTTGTTCTTCTATAATATAGTCTAAATCACTAGGATTTACATAATCAAACCCTTTTGCTTCTAATACATTATATTGTGCCTTAAATTCATCTCTAAGATTATTAACTCTTTGTTCATAAGACGTAGTATCGTCTGTAACGCTTTCACGAGCCTGTGACTGCTCTCTTGTCTCTGTAAATAGGTTAGGGCTACTAACGTCTCCAGAGGGCTGTGGTGGGGCTGTGGTGGATTCTGGAGACGTAGCAGCTAACCTCATTGCATCTTGTTCTTGTTGTGTTAATCTAGGAGCAACAGAAGGGTCTATGCCTTGTGCAAGTTGCTGTTCTTGAAACATTCTGTAAGCATCTAGGATACTCATGAGTATGACCCTCCCTCTATTGAACCACCAGATAATGTACCTGATAGTACAACATTTGTAATTGTTGCTGTGCCTGTCACCGCTGGGGAGGCACTATTAGCTTTCGTCGCAACTGCTGTAGCAATATTATCAAATTCAGTATTAATTTCCGTTCCTTTAACGATTTTGTTTGGATCTCCACTGTTTAACGTATCCTTTGCTGCGAAGTTAGTTGTTTTTGAATAATTACTCATTATATAGTCCTTCCTAGAACTGAATAAATATCTATCTTTTGTATTGATAGAGGGTTACTATCTATTGATGCGTTTACTCCTACTTGTAAAATAGTACCATTTCCTGATAATTGTGTACTAAGTTTGTCAATAAATACAGAAGCTGAATATTCTGCTACATTGTATTCTGCTGTACCATACTCAGCAATGTTTCCTTGTTTTGTTTGTATATCAGCATTATTAAAACTGTTTTCATAATCAAAAGCCCATTTTAAAGCTAATGTAGTATTAATAGCACCTATGACTGTTACATTAATCTTTTTAGGTATCTTAGTTACAGCAGGATTACCAAAGTCTAAATATGGTGATAAATAACTAAATACATAACTAGAACCACCATCAGTAAAGTTTTTATACTCTGCTATACCATTAGGTTGTCCTAACAGTAACCTGTTGTCATTTGTTACCGCTAATGATGATGGGTCTATACTATCCCATCTAGTTACTCTGTATGAACCATCAGGTAGTGTTGCTCTTACATCAAAACAAAATGTAAAACCTGAAGCTGGTAAAGTTAGTAAATAAAATGCTTCTTTCTCATAGTATACACTTCTTATCTCATCTTTGCTCTCTACTGCTACAAGAGAAAGAAAGTTATCTCTTACATTCTTTGACAAGTCTCTTAGTGGTGCTGACTTCTCTTGTATGGTTCTACCTAGACTTCTTAGACCACTATCAGATAGAAATACTAAATCAGTACCTATAACTTGTACAGAGTCTCTTGCAATACAACCTGTACCTACTATCACATCATTTAATGATATATTACTTATATCATCTGCATTTTGATATAATACAATGTGATGTTCACAGAATATTACTAGAAAGTTATTATGTGCAGCTAGTGCTGTTATCTTGTCACCACCAGGTACAACTTTCTCTAGGTTTAACTGTCCTGAACCTGAACCAGTAAATTCTGATCCTTCTAATAATCTACTATGATATATTGTTAATGGATCATTTACTATATTAGCCATCCACATTCTACCAAAAGCTGATAATGCTACGTTTGGTGTAAAAGTAGTTGCACTATAACCAGAAGGAACACTACCTACATCTACTAATCTTTGAAACCCAAAGTCTCCTGTATGAGAATGACTACCTCCACCACCTGTAGGTAACTTATGGTATACTAAAGTAGGATGTCCTTTCTGTACTGCATACATGTGTGGACTAAAATTAAGACCACTTTCATATTCTGCTTGTTTAAACTGCCAGTTGTTATCTGTTATAGTATATGTAAGAGTAGCACTACCATCAGTTGCATATACAGGCATAGCAGACATAGTGCCTTCACCTCTATACAACTTTTCATCACCACCACTAATAATAGTATGTGATCCTGTAGCTGTATAATTATCAAACTCTACCATACACTCTGGTAGTGTTGATGTACCACCAGCAGTTGTCTGATACTCCCAACCTCTTCTAGCAGCCATTCTACCAGACTTATCAATCACAGCATTGTCTGCTTCTAATGTAAATGACAAGTCAAGAGTTACACCAGAGTCTTGTGTGTTAATACCAAAGAAGCCTGGTGATGTTATTGCTACTGGTTGTATAGGTTTGTTAGGCATTATGAAGGATACCACACTGTTTCTTCATCAGGTCTTCTTGCAGCTTCTATAGCTATAGCATCTCCTAAAGCCTGTTTAGCTACTGCATACTGACTTGATACACTGATACCTCCGTCTTCACCACGTTCTTCTATTGCTTTAGCCCATGCTAAAGATGTAATTATATTTTTCTGTATAGCAGTAGTATCTGTATCATTTGTTAGTTCTTCTTCAGGTATAACTAAGTCAAACCTTATTATATAATCACCATCAGGAATAGGGTATAAATCTATTTGTCCATCTCTATCAGGGTCTACACCATTAGGATTATAGTATAATGGCGCACCCTGTGTAGGTGTGTCAGTTAACAACAAACTTTGTATAAAGTATGTTGATGTTTGATAACGTAAAAATACATCTTCTGTATCATTGTGTGCAGAGATGATTCTAAACTTGTTTCTAGCACCATCTAAGTTGTAGTTAAATGTGCCTTGTTGTGTCGTAAACGATACTGTACTTCTTAGTACATCCCAGTTCCATGCGTCTTCTGTTTCTCTTTTAGCGTCATTAACTAAAGCACCTATCAAAGAAGAATACCCATTCTGAGACACACTGGTTACTTGGGCTTCTCTGAGCCTAACCAGTACATCATTTACTAAATCTAAATATGTAGTTGTAAGTGCCATTTAGCAATCCCATTTTCTTAGTGCTTTATTAATCCTACTATTAGGATCATTAGCAGTTTTACTACCTGTTCTTTTCTTTTTCATTCCTTGCATCCTAGCACAGAAACTCTTACGCCTAGATGCTGCCTTGGGTGACTTCTTTGCTTTCTTTCTTGATACTGGTGGTTTTAAGTTAGCACCTGTAGTTCTTTTAAAATACTTTCTACCAGCTTCATTAAGACCACCTTTAGGATTTTGATACTTTTTTTGAACCATTTTTCTTCCTTGCAAATGTTCTTACATTGGTAGGTTTACCACCTGTATTACCTGCTGCTCTCTTTCTTCTTACAGCAGACTTTCTTTGTGCTTCTGTCATACTCTTAGCTTTAGACCTAGGTACACATTTAGGATAAGCTCTCTTACTATCTTTAGTAGACTTACGACCACAAGCCTGAAACTTACCTTTCTTCTTAGGCGCTCCTATATCTACCCAGTCACCTTTCTTTCCTTTACCAAACCATTCTTTTAGTGACATAGTAAGCAACTCCTACAGGTATAACAACAATTATAAAAAACATAACTAAACCCATTTATGCGTAACCTCCACCTCTTTTTTTATACTCCCTTACTAACCAACCATTAGCATAAGCACTAGGATATACATCAAACTTACGTTTAGCTTCTGCTTTGACTCTGTTATACAGAGCCTTGTTAGTAGGTGTAGGAGACTTCTTAGACTTTTTTGCTGCCACTTTTAGCCCTTTTTTGTGCTGTTTTAGAAAGTTCTTTAAGATGAAAAAGTTTTTTACTAGACTTGTTATGTGTTGCACCAGAATGTAATGTACCATCACTCATTTTGTGCATTTTGCCTTTATATTCTTTTCCATCTCTAAAATAGTGAGCTACTCCCTTAGCCATTATGCTTTCCTCTTAGCTGGTTTTTTCATTGGCTTTTTAGCCATCATCTTCTTACCACCATAACTTTTATTCATGCCGTTTTTCATTGGTTTTTTCTTGCCTTTCATCATGCCGTACATAGACTTCTCCTTAGCTTAGTTTTAAAATAATAGTAATAAGTATTAATACAATAGAACCAAAACAACCAATTAATATAGTTTCTAGTCTTTTGATTTTAGAAAGTGTCTCAGCCCATCTTTCTGCACACACAGCTTCATGTGAAGTTAGTCGTATATCTAGTTCGTTTAGTAACTCTTCTGTCTTCATCGTTTAAACACCTCCTGCACTAGAACCACTTATATCAATCCATGTCTGATTATCTTCATCCCAGTTATATATACCGCCATCAGTAGGCATAGCAGATGGTGCTATCCATGTAGCATCGGCAGTAGACATAGACCAACTGTTATATGGTTTAGGAGGCATAAATAAGTCTTGATCTACAAAGTAAGTATAACCTTTACCTGCATAGTTACCTCTCGTGTTTCCGTTGTAAGAAGTTTGTTTCCATGTTCCACCTAATACTTTCTCAAGGTGTGCTTGACCAATGTATTCTTTTTCAACACCGTTAACATCAGCAGTATCTTTGTTTTCTACTACAGTAACTCTTAATACCTCGTTTGCACTATTTAACTCTGCAAAGTGTGCCATCTTTTATGCTCCTATGTGTAATTCAATAATCAATTTAATGCACCAGCAATCTTTCCTTGCATTTCTAGTATTTTATTTTCTTGGTCTTTTGTCCAAATAGTATTTATAGAATCTTCAAACTCTTGTGCTTTACGTTGTGCATCTTTAACTTCTTGCATAGAAGGGCATGGTCTATCGTCTTCCCATCTAGTAAATGTAGAATTACTTATTTCCCACTTAGCACCAGGTCTTAGTAACTCCATAGCACTATCAATTCCAGTAAGTCTATAAATTTTATCTTTTGGTTTTATTTCCATTTATACTCCTATGCGTTCATAGTTATTACAACAATTCCATCAGCTCCATTTCCACCATTTGTTCCTGATCCGCCTTTTCCAGCACCACCTCCACCAGAACCAGTAAAGGACGTTCCATTACTACCATTTCCAGTTACAGAACCATCTCCGCCCACAGAGGAACTTCCACCTGTTCCTGCTGAATCAGCTCCAAACGCACCGCCCCCTCCACCTGCTGAATAAACAACAGATGAACCAGTTATTGAAGATGCTGTTCCGTTACCTCCGTTTCCACCTGAATTTGTACCTGAAGCATCAGAACCCGCACTAGTAGAACCACCTCCACCGCCTCCACCATTTTGCCCACTATTAGCATCTCCTCCATCATTGCCTTGAGATGGAGTAGTTGAAGGCGTATTTCCACTACCACCTACTCTTCCGTTAGATGCCCCTCCACCAGACCCTCCGTTTTTCCCATTTGCTCCTGCGGTTCCTCCAATTCCATAACCTCCTGCACCACCTCCAGTAGAAGTAATTGTTGAAAACACAGAGTTATTTCCATCACCACCATAAGAACCACCACCAGTTCCTGTACCGCCTCCACCTACTGTAATTGTGTATTCTGTACCAGAAGTAACTGATAAAGATGTACCAGTTCTAAAACCTCCAGCACCACCTCCACCACCGCCACCGTTAGATGGTGTTCCTCCCCCTGAACCACCTCCTGCAACTACTAAGTAATCTACAGAAGATACTCCAACGGGGCATTTCCATTTTGTTGTGCCTCTAAATATTAGTGGTGAACTTGTAGGTACTGTGTATTTGATAACTACAATTCCTGAACCACCTGCTTTTCCATCCTTAAAAGTTCCACTACCACCGCCACCTCCACCACCGCCTCCACCAGTGTTAGCTGTGCCTGCCGAACCCCCTGTACCATTACTACCTTGTGTTCCACTGCCTCCGCCACCAGAGCCACCAGATGCATTAATGTTATCTCCTGCACCACCACCACCACCTGCGTATGTTACAGATGCACCAGTTATGGTAGATGCTTGACCGTTACCTCCACTTCCTGCGGCAAAAGGAGATGATGTAGCATCTCCTCCTACAGCACTAGCACCACCGCCTCCACCTGCGGCATTTGTAACAGCAGAAGACCCTCCGTTTTTACCTTGAAAAGCAACAGCAGGCGCTCCATTACCACCATCTGATGAAAGATTAGGGGTGTTACCAGAGCCATTAGAGCCGTTACCGCCTCCACCACCTCCAGAGCCTCCGTTACGACCGTTTCCACCACCAGCACCACCGCCTCCACCTGCTGTTGAGGTTATGGTAGAAAATACTGAATCATTACCATCAAAACCTGAAGTATTACTAGTAACATCTAAAGCAGTAGCACCTGCACCTACAGTAATTGTATATTCTGTTCCTGCGGTAACAGCTAATGAAGTGCCTGTTCTAAATCCTCCAGCACCTGCTCCACCACCATTTTGATTTACTCCAGTACCGCCTCCACCACCTCCTGCAACTACAAGATAATCAACACTTGTAACGCCAGTAGGGCAAGTCCAAACAGTATTACCTAAAAAACTTTCAATAACTACAACTCCACCTACAGAGGCAACAGAAAAATTAGAAAATAATAATTGATGTATTCCAGTCATTATGAAATATTCCCAGTAAGTACAGCTAAGTCTGCTGAATAACTAAACATGATACTAGCAACTCCATTTGCATCTAAGGTATGCAAAGCAGTTGCTGCTAAATCTCCTGCCTTGACTGCATTAACAGCAGTACAAGCTAATGATGCTGTACATCCATTTACTGATATAACTGATACAATATCACCTACTGCAAATACTCCTGTAGGTACAGTTATAATTGCATTAGAAGCATTAACATTTATTTGATTACCTGCATCTCCTATGGCTAATGTATAATTACCTGATATGTTTTGACTTACAGGTATATCTCTTAAATTACCATCTGCATCATTAACAACATCAAAAGTTTTGTTTGTTAGCGTAGCTGTACCTACCTCAGATACTAGTGTAGAATTAGCTCCTTTAGGCATCAACATTTCATTAGTAACTCCCTCACTATGAGGCTGAGACATTATTTTTTGACCATGTGAGTTACTTCTACAATTAAGTTGAACTGTTCCGTCAGTAGAACCACCGCCTTTTATTTCAAATATTTTAGTAGCAGGATCTACTACTAAGTTACCTGATGTGTTTGTTAAATCTGCATTTAAGTTTAATGATGCTGGGTTTGTACCTACTTCTACAATATCGTTACTACTATTCTTTGTATACAATCTTTTGTCAGCAGTATTAACTGCTAACTCTGCTCCTCCAACAGCACTAGTGATATCAGCGGTAGCTGGTACTCCTGATGAGTCTTTCTTTTTAGTTAAAATGGTTGTCATGAGTAAGTACCCCCTTCAATTGTACTTGATTCTGTTAGAACTGTGCTTCCTCCATCTTGCAGCACTCCTGTAAAGTTTGCCGTAGCAGCATCTAAAAAAGCTGTATCAGCATCATAACCTTGAACTGATACACCTATCATTGATTGTGTTAGTACATTACTAGCACTGTGTTGTAACACACCAGTAAAGTTTGCAGTAGCATCAGAATAACTAACACCTCCTCCTGTAACACCAGCAGAAGCTACTGATACACCAATATCAGCACTTGTTAGTACATTGCTACCACTTTCTTGTAATATTCCTGTAAAGTTTGCTGTAGCATCAGAATAACTAATTGTAGATTGTGCTGGGACAAATTCTACATCAGTTGCACCTGAGTTTACTGCAAGTACAAAAGTAGCATTACCAGAAAAATCAGGTAAGAGTGATGCTCTAGCAGAAGCTACAGTAGTTGCACTTGTACCGCCCTCACTAATAGCTAAAGGTAGTTGCTCAAATGTAGCAGTACCTGCACCGCCTGTACCTCTAAAAAAAGCCATAATTATTCCTTAACATAAAAAACCCTCCGAAGAGGGCTATAATGTTTACCAGTTTGGTCTTCCAACAAGGGCTGTATATTCAGCAGTAGCTAAATCTATTGCACCACCTGTATTGTTATTTAGTTGAAATGTAACTTGATTTGCAGCAGTAACATTAGCTGTTAAATCTAAGTCTGCAACATCTACACTAGAAGCTACTCCTAATACCATATCACCTAATGCAACACCTGATACAGTTACGCCAGTAACTTCTTCATTGCCATCTGCTATAGAACCAAAATTAAATGTATCTTTGATTGCCCATGTATCAGAAAAAGCTCCCTGAAACTGTCTGAGTTCTCCTCTTTTTACTGTAGCCATTATTCATCCTTATAAAGAAAAGGGTTGACTACTAGAGCCAACCCTGTTGTTAAAATTAAGCTGGGACAACAAGTGCAACAGCAGATTTATCTCTTAGCTCACCAGTACCATATAAGGTATCAGCAGTTAAGAGTGTACCTAAATGCTCTTGCTTGTATTGTGTTTGAACACGAACACCAAGTTGCTCAACTAATACTCCAAACTCAGGATGGAATAATAAACATACTCTAGCACCGCCAGAACCACTAGTTGTGTCTACATTGGTAGATACATATACTTTGATACCATATATGTCACCAATCTGACCATTTCTAATAGTGTTAGCATTACCAGCTTCACCTGTAAATGCTTGCTCTGTGAATCGTGATAGACCCATCATTACGTTTCTAGCCACAGGCGGGATAACAAAGTTACGATTATCCATAGGAACATCTTGGTCATCAAGACGCTGTATGGCTCTTCTAAACCCTGCATCACTAATAGCACTTTCATTGTTACTACCAGCTACATAAAATGTAGAACCATCTGCTCCTAGGAAGCCTTTGTCATAAGCAGCAGAACCTCCTCCTGACTGAGCCTGTCTACCTAAAGATAATACATCTGTATCTACTCTAGTAGCTAACGCATAACCAGCATCATCTGTGTAGAAACGTCTTAGTGAACTCAATGCCTGTACTTCAGCAAAGTCTTCAATCAAGCGACTATACTCATAGTGTTGGTTAATTGTTACAGTTTTTTCTGAACCAGACTCTTGAATAAGAGTAACTTCTGTTTCAGCAGCCTTAGTTGAAGCTGAACCACGAGCAGGAGCAGGAAAGTGAACTACATCACCTTTCTTACCCTTCATGTTCATTGTTTTAATTAAGTTAGCAGCTACAAGATTCTTCTTGTAACCAGCGATAATTTCATCCGACCAAATCTCAGGTATAAAACCTGCGGTATTGACTTCTGATTGTACTACATGATTAGTACCTAAACCCATTTTAAAATTCCTTTTCTAAAATATCATCCTCTGACTCTTCCTTCTCTGTGCGCTCTTACAATTTCTGGCAACATAGATTCGTACTTGTCAGGATCACTGTTAATAAGATTTCGTATATCAGAACGTCTAAAGATTTTCTTTGATGGTGCTTCTCCGCTACCGCTTGCTACAGTTGTAGTAGCACTCTTGATGTCTTGTGACCTAGCTTGTTTCTCCATCTCTACAGTTTTACTACCTACCTGTCTCTTTTCTTTCCATGTAGAAATAAGCTCGTCAGCAGCATCATAATCATACCTACGATCAGCCCTCATAAATAACTCTGCTCTTACTTTAGAATTATTTACCCAGTCCTGAAACCCTTGATCTTTTACTACATCAGTAAAGTCTGGATGTTTTTCTTTCAGTGACGAAAGAGCTTTAGACCTCTGCATCTCTTGGGTTAACTGTTCTGCTTGTCTAATCTTAGGGTGATTTTGTATTGCCTTGTCTACAGCCTGTTTAGGATTAGCAAAAAAATCATCATCATTAGATTCTTCTGGTTCTGCTTGCTTTGTTTGTGGTTGACTTTGAACATAAGAATTAGCAACCCTACGAAGTTCTCCTAACTCTGTACCTTGTCTGCCTATTAACTTCTCAGCTTGTTGGTGCATAGATATAACTTCTTGAAGAGTTTTCTCCTTATACTTCTCAGGAATCTCTACTTCTGTTTTAACTTCTTCAGCTTTTACTTCTTCTTGCTGTGGTTCTTCTTTCTTATCTTCTATTTCTTCTACAAATTCAGCCACTATTACTCTCCTGTGTCAGTTGACATTTTAGGAAAGACACTTTGAATGGGGGTCTAACCTTGTCCCATACTACTATACTCTTGACCTATACCCACTTTTCTTTCATACTTCATATGACTCTCTCTACGTCTAACCCACGCATCTGATGCAGTGGGGAAGTCACCTGAACAACCATCTAGGTCTATTCTTGGTTTGCTGATTATGCGTTTAGCTTCAGCATTACAAGATGGGCAGTTAGTTGTTTTTACTGAATCATCAATGTATTTCTCAAATACATAATTATTTTTACATTGAAACTCAAATATTCTTTTAGTCATTATGTGTTCACATACATTAAGTCTTCATTAGGGTGTGCTTCTTCTTCACATAAATCTTCATATACCTTTTCAGACATATCTTTTAACCCTAACATATACTTTAGTATATCTACCTGTCCTTTAGCAAAATGAAAATCTTTACTAGTTTCACAGTTCTGAACACTGTTGTATTCATCATACATTTTTTGTAAATCTTCCATCAAGTCTTTCCAACCTGGTGAAGACATCATTGAAAAACGGTTATCATAGTAATTTAATATTTTTTTATCCATTGGCACGTTTTTTGCTTTATTATTGCGTGATTATAGCACACTTTTTTGTAAAAGTCAAGTATTTCTTGAAGATTGTAGTTGTAATTCTGCAATTCTAGCTTTTGTGTCTATATCTTTCTCTTTTAAAGCCACATTTGCTAGTTTTATACGTCTTTCAAACTCTTTTGAAGGGTCGTCTGCGTCTCCAAGGTACTTAGAAGCACTAGCAGCTATCTTAGCTTGTGTTTCTACTGGTTTTAACTGTGTTTCTACCGCTTCACCTTGTGCTTTAGCCTGTTTTAGTTGTACATCAGCCTGTAAATCTGCTAATTCTAGCTGTGCTTTCTGTAATTGTAGCTGTATAGCAGCTTGTTGTGACTGTGCTTCCTGTGGATTAGGTTGCATCATCTGCTGTAGCTGTTGTATTAGCTGTTCTCTGTTGTTTAAACTAGAGTTTTCTATGATTGCAGATAGAACTAATGGTACAATTGGTGATTCTGCACCTAGTGTTTTCAGTAAATTCATAAACTGCATCTGCTCATGCTCTCTAGCTATGATACCTAAATTACTAGAAGGAATAAAAATAAAGTCTTGTGCAGGATACTTCTCAGGTTCAAACTGCATAAACCTATGTGCAGACTTAGTTATGAATGGAATTAAAAACTGCTCTTGAAAGTTTATTAATGTTCTCTTGTTTTTCTTTATGATTGATGATAATGCTACAGATAATCCTGCTCCTTCAGCAGTAGTCATTGCTTGTAATGATGAACTATCTATTGTTCCTGTAGCCATTAGTAGCATATTCATAAAAGAAGTAGCAGTGTTGATGTTAGAGCCATCTACTGAACCTATCTTGAATGGATATAGTATCTCTGCTGGATTACCATTAGTAAGGATAGTCTTACCAGGCTTTACTTCAAACCTAGCACCTCTAGGTAGTCTGGTAGCATCCATAGCCATCATAGGTACTGTAGCTAGTGCTACGCTGTCAAGGTGTGAACGCACTTGAGCATCAATAGCCTTTTGCATATTGTAGCCCTTCTCAGCAATACCACGACCCCAGAAACGATTAGGAACACTATCATTTTGAAAAGAAACAATAGGTCTATCTTTCATCATGTAAGGTGACTCTTCTGCTTTGAGTAAATACTGCTCATTAGCTATAACTACTATTCCTTCTACAAGGTCACTAAAGTCTGCTGCTTGAGTACCATACTCATCTGCTTGTTTGTTGAATACTTCTTCATACTTTTCTGAATCATCTTGATTCTCTATCATATACTTTGGTATGAGTCCATAGTATCTTAACAACTTAACTCTGTTCTCTTGATAGTCAGATACTTCTTGTGACGGTTCTAAATCAGTCTCTATAGCATACTGAGATAGGTCTGAGACTGTCTCATAGACTCCTGACTCCATTGCTGCTACTACAGAGTGGATAGATACCAATTCTTCAATAGCACAGCCTAGAGCCTCCTGTACGTTGCTTGCAGAAGGGTCTATCAAAAAGTTGTATGGTGTAACTGGTTTGAGTCCAACACAGAACCTCGTTTTTTCTTGTACTCCTACTGCTGTAATACCCATCTCTACTACTGGTTGCATAGCTGGTATTAGTTCTTTCTTTTCATATACAGTAATCTCACCAATACCGTTACCATAGATTGCAGATAGTAAAATAATATCAGAGATTGACTTTCTTACGTTACCTTTCTTAAAGTCTTCTATCATCTGACTACGAATCATCTGAATATCAATCTTTTGTGGATCAAAACCATCATCAGTAATATCAAAGAACTTCTCTCCTCTACCAAACACAGCTTCTTCTATTTCTGCTGTATGTGACTCTATCGCTTGTTGCAGTGCAGGAGTGATTATTCTGGCTCTTTCAGAATCTCTGGTTTTGTCTGCTGGGTCAAAGATACCTCTAAACAATCTTTCATACTCTTGCCACTTGTCCAGATAGTTTGTATCTCTGTGTACTTTCCATTGGTCACATTGACCTAGTACCCATGATACAAGAGGATTTACTGTTTTACTGTCATCATACATATTGTTTTCCTTTTAGGGGTGGTACACATAACGGTATACTACTTAGTAGCCTGTTATCATGTCTAGTGGTTCATATTCTTCTTCTTCATAGTATGTAGTATATTCTGGTATCTGTACCTGTGTGATATACGACAAAGCATCTATTAAATCATCATGCACCTGTGGGTTAGGAAACTGTAACAACTGATCTAAGAACTCTTTATTCCATTCTCCTTTATTCAGAGTAATTTTACCATGCTCAAACCTACCCTGTAATGCCCATGTAATTCTATCAATCTTTTTCTTGTTTCCATGAGTTACATCTTCTACTCTGAAGTAGGTGTTGTATTGACGCATCATATCTGACAAGTAACCCATTACTGCATTTTTACCAATACCTTTTTCTATTCCTACACACAAAGGCTGAAAGTCTGTTACTGCTTGAAATATCTTAGAAGCAGTCTTCTTAATATCCCAACGACCATGTTCTATACTATGAACCCACCATCTATCTTCATCTACTTTTACTATTGCTATAGCGGTTTGGTCTAGTCTTTTCTTCCTAGCAGTGTTAGCATGAGCTACATCAGAGAATCCTGCAATATCACAAGCTATATACCATCTACCTCTTTCTGGTTCTTGTTCATCATACTGTATCCAGTCTTCTTTGAATAAACCACCACTAGCAGCTTCAAAAGAAGCCATAAACTCTTGTCTGAAAGCAAAGCTAGACATTGACTTTCTAGCTGCTTCTATCTCTTTTGGGTCTAGTAAATCATTATCAAAAGAGTTAAAATGCCATGCTTTGAACTCTGAATCACCGCTATCGTTAGCGTAGTTGTATAAATCAAAGAAATGGTTTCTACCATAAGGTGTGCCTATAAACAACGCAGAGCCTTTCTGGTCAGCTAGAGCAGGTCTGATAATAGTTTCCCATACCTCTGACTTCATAGAGCCATACTCGTCCATTACAACAAACTTTAGAGATACTCCACGCATTGTCTCTGGTCTATCTGCACCTTTCAATGATATTGTAGTACCATTGATGAGTTTAATCTGTAGATTATTAATATGACTAGAATCTACTACTGGGTGTCCTAACTCAAGAAGAGTAGACCACATTACATCTCTAGCCTGTCCCTGAGTGTTGGCTATGTACCAGACATGACCTTTCTCAGTTTGAAGAGCATTAATAATTAATAACCATGCTGCTAGTCTGGATTTACCAGTTCTTCTACCAGCTACTACTACTTTGAATCTAGTGGTATCATTCCATACCTTCTGTTGCCATGATAGTAACTTTACATCAAGCTCCATCAGAATCCTCTATTACTATAGGTTTTGGTTCTGCTGCTGATGATATGTTGATTGTTATTCCTTTGTTTAGTTGTTTGTCTTTTTCAAATATAGAAGTAGGTAATGCTCTATCCATTAGTAGCTTCAGTGCTGCCATCTGATGTGGGTGTTCATCAGTCATGGCTATGTCTATTGTTTTCTTGAGAACCCTGTCACCATTGGTAATGAGCATCCTAGCCATAAGTTCTCTAATCTTTTGTGTTTCTTCTCGTTTTGAGACAAGAGAACTCTTTTTTCTCTTTGTTTTGAGAGCAACATACTCCATTTCCTTCTTAGAGGGTCTACCAGGTCTTCTCTTTACTTTAGTGCCTACTGGTGTGAGAGTCTTGGCTTTAGTAGCGTATGTTCTTTTCTTCTCTTGTTCTATTGAGCTTTGAGTAGAGTCTTTTAACTCCTCCTCAATATTCTTAGAGTGTTCGATATCCATTGATTTCCTATACTCATTATATAGGTCAATATAGTTATAATGTTCATAGTAATTTATAATAAGAATAATAAATGATTATTAATAATTAATTACTATGAAACTGAATGTCCAGTATGACTATATAGACTCTTTCTTCAAAAGCATAATTCTAGCATATTTTTATTGATTTGTCAACTACTTTTTTTAGTGTCGGTGTGGGTTCAGCATAAATACAACACTACAGCATACCCCCTCCCCCCATATCAATCAAGTTGGCATGATTCTTGCATAAGCAATTTCTGTGCCACAATAACCATTCAAGCAGCAGAGGTATTATGGCATGATAATTGCTAGTGTCAACTAAAGTTTACAGTTGTAATTGTAAAGTTGGCATGATTCTTGCGTGTGTTTCTATGTTGCACCACAACGTAGCATTATGCACAATCTTGGTGCATCTAATACTTTAGTATATTATACTTTAGTATCAATCAGTTATCATAGTTTTAAACTATCAAATTAAAACAATTAATAGTTAAATAAAATACAATTAATTACATAAAATGCTTGACATATAATTAGTGTATAATTATATTGTTAATACAGTATGTTTAAACGAGGAGGTATTATATGTTTAAAGTAGATTATTTTAATAAGAAAGTAAGAAATAATAAGAGACTAGCTGGACAATTAGCTGGTAAATATGAATTTTTTGGTAAACATAACAGATTTGCTATTGCGCCAGTACACACTAGATTTGATAAGGTAGATTGGTTCTGCTGGGATGCTGAAAAACTAGATAAATATCCACATCCTAGAACCCATCTCTACACTAAAGAAATAATCGGACAAAAAGATTCTTACAGAGAAGCAAGGGATTTTATTATCACTACCATTCAAAATGATCCTAAAGAAATTAAAGAAAGAAAAGAATTACTTTCTAGGATTGTATGTGAACACATAATGACTAAAAGAATATATTAAAAAGTAATTAATACATCGAGGATTCTTCGGAGTCCTCTATTGTATTAATTTAACTTGAAAGGAACTAAACTAATGATTAAATATAACACTAGGGAAGAATGGCTCAATGGCGCTGTAAAGGAATTAGAGCCAGAATTAGTAAAGCAAAAAAAATTACTAGCTGGTAAATATCCACACTTCAATAAACCTTTTCCATCGGTTAAGGTATCAGTAACACAACCCACTAGAGGTAAAGCAATTGGTACTTGCTGGAGCGATAAAGCAAGTAGCAAGGGGCACTTTGAGATATTCATAACCGCAAAAGAAGACAATCCAATGAGAGTTCTTGATATTCTCACTCACGAATTATGTCATGCTGTTGACGGTCTAATTAGTGGTCATGGTACAGCGTTTAAACGTCTTGCTTATGCTGTTGGATTAACTGGTAAACCCACAGCTACAGAAGCTAGTGAAGAGTTTATAGAAAAATATAAACCTATTATAGACTCAAAACTAGGTCAATATCCGCATGATAAAATGAAGCTAGAGAGTGGAACCAAAAAACAAAAGGCTAGATTAATTAAAGTTTCTTGCGTTGGTTGCGATAACAGTTATAGACAGACTCAAAAATATATAGACTTGTCAATTGATAAAAATTATCAGGTTTATGATAGAGACTTTGTTAGTATATGCCCTATCTGTAATAGTGACATGATATAATACTTGACATATCGAAGGCTCTCATATAGAGTCTTCTATTATGTTAACTTGAAAGGAAATAAAATGGCATATCAATTTATAGCAACTACAAAAGAATGGCGTGATAAGGTAAACGGAAACAGTTATTTCTCATCCGTTGTTGAAGATTTAGAAGGTAATGTAGTTTTGAAGCTACCCTTTCAATATGGTTATGGTTCTCAAAGCGAATACGAGATCGAAAAATCATTATCTGGTAAAATTAAATTTATCAAAATAAATGGCTGCAAGAAAAAAGAAGTTAAACAACATGGAGGTAATTAAAATGAAATTAAATCATCATAAATACAAGCAGAATTTATATTTATTTATGTTGTTTTGTATTTTGTTTACTGGCGTTGTATTTTAATTGAAAGGAGCAGAAACAATGAATGAAATGACGGATTTAAACTATTACCAAAATATTCACTTTAAAGAGGGTAAAAGAACTTACATTCTTTGTTTGGTTATGGATTCAATGGTATATCGGCACATTGACCACAGCGACAACAACAGATTATACGGCAACATTTCAGCCGTAAAGCCTGAAAAATTAAAGAAAATATTTAAAATTAATACTAAAGAAGCAAAATTTTGTATTAAGAGGGCTAAAGACTATTTAAGCAGTAAAGGCTATAATAATTTTAATTAAAAGGAGTATAAACAATGAGAAATAAAATAAAAGTAGTTTTAGATGTTACCAGCTTGTTTGTAGCATTTGCGGTTGTGATGTTTACTGCTGGTTCGATGTTTATTGGGATTGCTGATTTTACGTTAAAAGACGTTATTATCGCTTGTGCTATAATATTCGGGATAGGGTGTTTAAACGTTTGGTTAATTATCCAACACGTTATTGAGTTTGTAAAATTAAAAACAAAGGAGAATAAATAATGAAGTGTTTATCTTGCGATTGTATCTTGGACAACCAGGAAGATAATATTATTGGTAGTAACACGAATGAAAGAGTCCAGCTATGCGTTAACTGTTTACCGTTGCCTGAATTAGATGATAATTTTGGGTACTCAAGTGGAGCAGAAGTGTTGGATATAAACGACAATATACGCTTAAGTGATACTTAAGTACTATATACATTTGCTTTAAAATATGTTATTACTATGTAATATATTATTATGTATTATTATGATTATTATTACTATGTATTATAATGACTATATAGTCTCAATAATGAGGAATTTATGAAAACTAAAAGTAAATTTATTCGTAACTTGCCTTGCTCTCAGATCGTGGATTGCCCTGATTCTGGCAGCTCAAACGTAGGAGAGTATGAAAAGGAGGACGGTAGCAGTTATTATTTCTGTTATAAGTGTAATAAACCATTAAAGCATGATAAGAAGCCCGTAGAAGCTCACCAGAGCATTTCTACCGCAGAAGTGTTATCTATACACCCAAAAGCACAGAAAGACGCTAGTGAGCCTGTATTCAAGTCTCAGGGCATATCCGATAGAAACATCAAACAAAGCACACTAGAGAAGTATGGTGTTAAAATTACTCAAAATGGGGAGCATTACTACCCGTATGGGAAAGATGTTTTCAAAATACGAGGTAAAAACAAAAACTTTAGATGGTCTGGTGTTGGTGATAAAAAACCTTTGTTTGGCATGGATGTTTATCCATCAGGTTGTGCAAAGATCATTACAGTTGTTGAGGGAGAGTTAGATTCACTCGCCGCAAGTCAGATGTTAAGTGCAGACTTACGTTTTCCAGTAGTATCAGTTCGTGATGGTTGTGCTAGTGCTGTTAAGTCTTGCAAGGATTCTTATGAATATTTATCATCCTTTACGCAAATTGTGTTTTGTTTTGATAATGATGATGTAGGACAAAAAGCACAACTTGAATGTGCAGAACTATTCCCTAACAAAGCAAAAATGATGAAGATGAGAAAGGGTTACAAAGACGCTTGTGATTACTCTACAGACTCAGCGTTTAAACACTTTACAGAGGACTGGTGGGCAAGTCAAGTTTATATGCCAGACGGAATAGTTAAGGGTAAAGACTTAAAATCATTGGTGCTAGAGCCACTTCAAAAGTCTATTGCTATTTATCCCTATGGAGGCTTAAATGATTTAACTGGTGGTATTCGCTCTAGTGAATTAGTTTGTATTACAGCTGGTTCTGGATTGGGAAAGAGTCAGTTTTTACGAGAAATTGTATACAAGTTATTAAAAGCCACAGAAGAAAATATTGGTTTGATGTTTTTAGAAGAGTCTGTAAAGCGTACAGCATTAAGCATTATGAGTCTGGACGCTATGAAACCATTACATCTCAACGAAACGGAAGCAACACAAGAAGAAAAACAAGTTGCTTTTGATGCTACTTTGGGAACTGGTAGGTTATTTTTGTTTGATTCTTTTGGCTCTACAAGCGTTGATAACATTATTAATCGTGTACGTTACATGGCAAAAGCACTAGACTGTAAATTTATCTTCCTTGATCATATAAGTATAGTAGTCTCAGACCAACAACAAGGAGATGAACGTAGGGCATTAGATGAAATAACTACAAAGTTAAGGATGCTTTGCCAGGAGTGTGATATTACTTTATTTGCAGTTTCACACTTGCGTAGACCTTCAGGCACAGGGCATGAAGAAGGAGCAGTGACAAGCCTATCCCAGCTTAGAGGCTCTGGTGCAATTGGTCAACTTAGTGATATGGTGTTTGGTTTGGAAAGGCATAGTCAAGCTGACGATGTAACGGAAAGACACACTACAAGAGTAAGAGTAATAAAAAATAGATATTCAGGCTTGACAGGGAAGGCGTGTGCATTGTACTATGATCGTAGCACTGGTCGTATGAATGAAGTATTTGAAGAAGATTTAGAGGAGCCTAAGTAATGGATAATAATATTGAAAAAGATGATTTATCTGAACCTGTTAGTTGGAAAGACTTTTTAGCGTTAGCTTCAATAGTCAGACAACAAGAGGAATTAATTAAAATTTGTTTTCATAATAATGAGATTCTGAACAACCGACTTAAAAATATTGATGTAGATTTAGATGATTATGAACAACATGAAGAAAGTCTAAGAGAAATAGAAAGGAGCGTTTAAACGATGAGCCACGAAGTCAATGAACAGTTAATCGAGAAAGTTTATCATGAGACACTTGAAATGAGTGTAGACGCATTTGCAGACGAGTTAATGAAACTTGGTTATACCTATGTTTTGAATGACTTAATTAAAAAGGTAGCTGCAAATAGATATGAAAATTTACCAGAAGGAGATCATAACAATGGATGACTTTCAAATTAAAGTAGAATTATCAAAACTAGAAAATCAAATTCAGGAATTAGAAAACAAACAAAATGGAGTAAAATTTAATGTTGCTATTTTACAACAATCAATGGATAAATTACAACAATCTCTTGAAAAGCTCCTTAAAACTCTTGCCAAAAACCTCGACTTGTGGTATGCTAATACCAATACTAACACAGAAAAGGACGAAGATGAGCAAACCGATAAGTCTAAGTGTCACTGAAAATAATAATGGTGTTAAGACTTTTCATGTATTATTTGATGATGGCACAATAAAATCACGACTAGAGGGTCATAATGATTGGACAACAGAGCAACCTTGTATTTCTGGACATAGAGACAACGATGGATCACCAAAAGATACATCTGGTGGTAACAAACGCAAACGGAATAATTAAGTGCCACAGAGATCCACAAAGTCTAAAAAAAGAGATACAGGGAAAAATCTTAGTAGCTCACAACGGGATAGGGTTCGATTACCCAGTTCTAAACAGGGTATGGGGTCTAAGAATCAAGCTGCATCAGGTTTTAGACACTCTGGTGTTAAGCAGATTGCTGAACCCAATGAGGACAAAACACTCTCTTGCGTCTTGGGGAGAGGATCTAGGCTTCCCTAAAACAGAGTTCAACCAGTTCGATCAATACTCAGAAGAGATGAGACAATATTGTATAAATGATGTGAAGGTATTAGAGAGAGTTTATAATCAACTTATTATGGAGAAAAAGAAACATGGATTTGATGAAACAAGTATACGACTCGAACATGAAGTTTGTGCAATTGTCAGCAAGCAAGTCAGCAGAGGCTTTAAGCTCAATGTCGAAGGCTGCGAAAGACTATGTGGAGTTCTGTCAGGACGAATGGAAGAAATATGTGAAGGATTACAAAAGTCCTTTCAGCCAATTGTTCACCAACGAGTCTCAGAAAAAACAGGAAAGCCGTTAAAGGATTATATTGAAGAATTTAATCCAGCATCAAGACAGCAGATATCTAAGAGGTTACAAGCAGTTGGATGGAAGCCAAAGAAGTTTACAGAGAAAGGTTCAGTCATTGTCGATGAATCGGTTTTACGAGGAGTTGATATTCCAGAAGCAAAACTCATCTGTGAATATTTACTCTTACAGAAAAGGCTCTCTCAAGTTACCTCTTGGATTGAAGCTGTATCAGACAAACACAGGGTTCATGGTAAGGTCATTACCAATGGAGCAGTAACAGGAAGAATGACACACCACAGTCCTAATCTAGCACAAATACCATCAGTAAACGCAGAATATGGCTCAGAATGTCGTGAGCAATGGGTTGTTGACCCTAGCTACAAGCTGGTAGGTATCGATGCTAGTGGCTTAGAGCTACGGATGTTAGCTCACTACATGAATGATGAAGAATACACAAGGGAGGTAGTTGATGGAGACATACACACTAAGAACCAATTAGCAGCAGGGCTTGACACAAGAGCCAAAGCAAAGACTTTTATTTATGCTTTCTTATATGGTGCAGGTGCTAAAAAAATAGGTAGTATCACAGGCACAAATGGTGCATCTATTATAAAGAAGTTTATGAAGAACGTACCAGCCCTTGCAGAACTGAAAGAGAAGATAACTGTGAACTTAGAAAAGAAGGGAACACTACCAGGCTTGGATGGTAGACGGTTATTTATACGTTCAGAACACGCAGCACTAAATACTTTATTGCAAGGTGCTGGTGCTATCGTGATGAAGAAGGCTCTTGTGATATTTAATAAGTATATTAAGTTGTATGAACTAGATGCACACTTTGTAGCAAACGTGCATGATGAATGGCAGTTAGAAGTAAAAGAAGAAGATGCGGAACTTGTTGGTCAGTTAGGAGTCAGATCAATAGTTAACGCAGGTAGAGCATTGAAGTTAAACTGTCCTTTGGATGGTGAGTATAAGGTAGGTAATAACTGGAAAGAAACACACTAAGGAGAATCTATGGAACCCAGAAAGTCAATTAAGTTACAAACTAAGGTTATGTGGGCTTTTCATAACAAGACAAACGACTTGTCAGAAAAGTATCAGATAGACTTATGTGAATTATCTGAAGGGGCTGTGAAAGCATTACAAGATGAATTAGGAGTTACAGCTAAGAACAAAGAAGATAAAGGTAACTTTATTACTTGTCGTAGTGTTAGACCCTTGAACATTGTAGACCTTGAAGGAAGTTCATTACAAGATGTTGCAATTGGTAATGGTTCTAGTGGTGTAGCCATTGTATCTTCCTATGATTGGAAGAGTAAGATGGGTAAAGGTACATCACCAACATTAAAGAAAATGGTAATAAATGATTTACAGGTGTATGCAGGTGATGTTGAAGACGGTGGTGATGGGGATGTGTTGTAGTGATTGCTCTAGTTGATGGCGATATTCTTACTTACAGAGTAGGCTTTGGTTGTGAGGACTCTAGTGAGAGTATCGCTGTCGCTAAACTAGCGGAGTATTTAGAAGACCTTGTGTTTATTCATGCAAACTGTGAAAAGGCACAAGGTTATCTAACTGGCAGAGGAAACTATAGAGATGATATAGCAGTAACAAAAACATACAAAGGACATAGAATAGGGATAGCAAAGCCAAAGCATTTTAACCTTATGCGTGAATACATGGAAAAAGCATGGGGCTTTGAAATGCAAGAAGGACAAGAAGCAGATGATGCCATAGGCATAGAAGCATATAGACTAGAACCTAGAGATTATGTTATTTGTTCAATTGATAAAGACTTAGATAACTTGAGAGGTTGGCATTACAACTTTCACAGAAATGAAATGTATAATGTTACAGAAGAAGAAGCTATTAAGAACTTTTATAAACAGTTGTTAACAGGTGACAGAACAGACAATATACCAGGCATTAAGGGTATTGGAAGCAAGAAGGCTGATAAGATACTTGATGGATTAGAAGAGGAAGAAGACTTATACAGAGTAGTATTAGAAGAGTATAAATATAATCGTGACTACTTATTAGAACAAGGAAGACTATTATGGATACGGAGAAAAAAGGAAGAACTCTGGATGCTACCAGAGTAACTCTAGTACATTGGAAAGACGCAGTAGCAGATGTTGGATGGGATGATAATATTAAGTCAGAGTTACATGATTGTACTAGTATAGGTTTTATTATTGATGAAACTAAAGACGCTTTGACTCTAGCAAATACTGTATCACAAGACCAGAGTAATTGTAGGATAAACATACCTAAGAAGTGGATACTAAAGCGGAAGGATATTAAACTTGAAGACAAGCAGCAGAAAAGGAAAAGGTCGAAGCCTACAACAATGGGTAAGAGACTTGATAATAGAGAAGTTCAAGTTAACCAGTGATGATGTACGTTCAACATCTATGGGTTGTGGCGGTGAAGATATACAGCTATCACCAGTTGCTAGGAAGAAGCTGAATGTTTCTATTGAATGCAAAAGTAGGGCTAGGGTTGCTGTATACGGCTTCTATGAACAAGCTACAGTTAACTGTCCTAGTGGTGCAGAACCAGTTGTTGTGGTTAAGCAAAATAGATGTAGTCCTTTATGTGTGGTTGCTGCTGAACATTATTTTGAACTATTAAGAAAGGCTAACTCTTGAAAGCTCATCAAAAAAAAAGAAGAGAGGAAATAGCTGAGTTAGAAAGCAAAAACCTCTTAGATTTTTATTGGAATGATATAGATACAGACATAAAAAAAGCAGTGGTTAAACCAGTATCCTTAAAAGATGCTAAAAAAATTATAGAGCAGTATGAATGGTTAGGATGCTTATCTGCTATAAATAAGTATCAGTTTGGGATTTTCTTTGATGGTGTTTGTGCTGGGGTTGTTGTTTATGGGACTGACTACATAGAAAATTTAGGCAAATGGGATAAGTATGGATACACAGGAAAAATAATTTTATTAAATAGAGGAGCTTGTGTTCATTGGGCACATCCTCATTCCGCTAGTAAATTAATAAGCACTTCTATAAAAATGTTACCAGATAAATATAAAGTAATAACAGCAACTGTAGATGATCTTGCAGGAGAGATAGGGACTATATATCAAGCTTGTAATTTCCACTACATAGGTTCTATGAGAGACTCTAACCCTAATGTTAAAAGTAAAAAAGGAGATAGATGTGGATGGTTAATTAACAACAAGCTGTATGGAGCCAGAGCTATTAGACAAAAATACGGAACAACACAATTAGAAATAATAAAAAAACATCATCCAGATGTCAAAAAGGTAAAACAAAACAGTAAAAAAAGATACTTTTATTTTAAAGGAACAAAAAAAGAAAAAAGAGAATTATTTAGGTCAATAAAACATTTAGTAAAACCATACCCAAAAAGAAAGGAAACTCTTGAAACATTTAATTATACCTGATACACAAGTTAAACCTGGAGTTGAACTAGGTTATCTTGAATGGATTGGAAAATATATAGTTGATAAAAAACCTGATGTTATCGTACAGATTGGTGACTTTGCTGATATGCCATCACTATCTTCTTTTGATATAGGTAAGAAGTCGTTTGAAGGTAGAAGATACAAAGATGATATAGAAGCTGCCAAAGAAGGTATGAACATTTTACTTAACCCGATGAGGGAATATAATGAAAAACGAAAGAAACAAAAACTCAAGCAATATAGACCCAGAATGGTTCTCACACTTGGCAACCACGAACAAAGAATTGACAGAGCAGTCGAAGGAGACTCTAAACTCGACGGCACTATTGGTACAGATGATCTCAGATACTCAGAGGCTGGTTGGGAGGTGTTTAGTTTCCTTGATACTGTTAGCATTGACGGGATTGTATATAGTCATTACCTTGTAAGTGGTGTTATGGGTAGACCTATTGGTACTGCTTCCGCTATGGTTAACAAGACTCACCAGAGTTGTGTAGTAGGTCACCAGCAAGGTAGACAAGTAGCCTATGGCAAAAGAGCAGATGGTTCTATTATCACTTGTATCATAGCTGGTTCTTGTTACTTACACAATGAGGACTATATGAGTATACAGGGTAATACTCACTGGAGAGGTATCGTGGTGTTACATGACGTACATGACGGTCAGTTTGATGAGATGTTTGTTAGTTTAAAATACTTGAGGAAGAAATATGGATAATTTTATGCAAAAGAACAATAGAGAAGATGATAAGACAGTAGGAGATTATGTACAAAGAGCTGATCCTCTTTATGATCTAAATCTCTATGAGAATACAACTAACGACAAAGTTAATCATCCACCACACTATAACAAAGGCACTATAGAAACATATGATTACATAGTTGATACACTAGGTAAGTTTGAAGCTATTAGTTATTGTCAAGGTAACATCATCAAGTATATGACTAGAATGTGGCACAAGGGTAAACCATTAGAAGATGCTGAGAAAGCTGAATGGTATTTAAAGTCTATGATAGATTTATTAAAAGAAACAAAAGGGAAGAATTGGGGGTAATATGGCATTGACATTAAATGATATATGTGATAGACTTAAAAACCTTGACGAAGTTTCGTTGCTTGAAGTATTAGATATAGCATCTGAGGACATAGTAGATAGATTTAACGATAGAATAGAAGATAAAGCGGATTTATTAGAAGAGGAGTTAAAAGATTGAATACATACAGTCAGTTTATAGCAAAGAGTCGTTATGCAAGATACTTAGAAGACCAACAAAGAAGAGAAGATTGGAGTGAGTCTGTTCAAAGATATATGGACTTTATGGTTAATCATCTAGAAGCAGAGCATGGTCATATAGTAGAAACACCAACAAAACTAAAAGTACAAGAAGCAATAGAGAAGTTAGAAGTTATGCCATCTATGAGGGCTATTATGACTGCTGGTAAGGCACTAGATAGAGACAATACTGCTGGGTATAATTGTTCTTATCTTCCTATTGATGATGTTAAGGCATTTGATGAAGCTATGTATATTCTTCTCTGTGGAACAGGTGTAGGGTTCTCTGTAGAGCATAAGTACGTTGAGAAGCTACCAGAAGTCCCTGAGAAGCTATTTGAGTCTGAGACTAACATAGTAGTAGCTGATAGCAAAGAAGGCTGGGCAAAGGCTCTTAGACAGCTTATAGCCCTATTGTATAGTGGTGAAGTACCTAAGTATGACTTATCTAAAGTTAGACCATCAGGAGCTAGGTTAAAAACCTTTGGTGGTAGAGCATCAGGATCAGAACCATTGAATCAATTGTTTCAGTTCACTATCTACAAGTTTAAACAGGCTGCTGGTAGGAAGTTATCATCTATTGATTGTCACGATATACTATGTAAGATTGGTGAAGTAGTAGTTGTAGGTGGTGTTAGAAGGTCAGCTATGATATCACTATCAGACTTAGAAGATGATAAGATGAGAGCCTGTAAGTCTGGTGCCTGGTGGGAATACAATCCACAGAGAGCATTGGCTAACAACTCTGCTATGTACGATGAGAAGCCTGATATGAGCCAGTTTATGAAGGAATGGTCTAGCTTGTATGAGAGTAAGTCAGGTGAGCGTGGTATCTTCAGTAGAGCAGCATCAAAGAGACAAGCTGATAAGAATGGTAGAAGAGATATTAACTATGACTTTGGTACAAACCCTTGTAGTGAGATTATACTTAGACCATACCAGTTCTGTAATCTAACTGAGGTGGTAGTCAGAGCAGAAGACACACCAGCTGATATAGCAGACAAAGTAGAGATAGCAACAATACTAGGTACATGGCAGTCTACACTTACTAAGTTTCCATACTTGCGTAAGGTATGGCAGAAGAACACAGAAGAAGAAAGACTGCTAGGAGTGTCATTAACAGGCATTCTGGATAACAAAGTAATGGGAGATGTAAATGATGGAGCAAGAAGAATCTTACGAGAACTCAAACAAGTGGCTGTTGAAACAAACGCTAACTTATCTACTCTTCTCGGAATCCCTCAATCGACTGCTATTACTTGTGTCAAGCCTAGTGGTACTGTGTCTCAGCTTGTTGATTCTGCCAGTGGTATTCATCCTAGACACTCTAGTTATTATATTCGCAGGGTGCGTGGTGATAAAAAAGACCCTCTTTCCCAGTTCTTAAAAGACCAAGGAGTTCATACTGAAGACTGTGTTATGAAGCCTGATTCTACTGTTGTATTCTCATTCCCAATAGAAGCTCCTGAAGGTGCTACAGTTAGAGATGATTTAACAGCTATAGACCATCTTGAGTTGTGGATGATGTATCAGAAGGAGTGGTGTGAGCATAAGCCATCTGTGACCATAAGCGTCAAGGAAGAGGAATGGATGGAAGTAGGGGCATGGGTATGGAAGAACTTTGATGACATATCAGGTATATCATTCCTACCTTATGATGGTGGCTCTTATAGACAAGCTCCATATGAAGAGTGTACAAAAGAAGAGTATGTTAAGCTACTAGGTAACACTCCTCCAAAGATAAAATGGAATGAGTTAGTAGAAGTAGATGATAATGTTAAAGGAGTACAAGAGTTAGCTTGTTCTTCAGGAAGCTGCGAGGTTTAATATGTGGGAGATTACACCAATATCAGGAGTAATGGTAGGAGTAGAGTATCAACATGATGCTAATGATTATAAGTATTTAGTTATAGACTTTTTTCTTGTGAGGTTTACTTTTCATTATGATGCTAGTGAATAAAATGATAATACTATTGATAGCACTATTATTTAATCCTGTATTTGCAGGTGATATAAAACTAGGTGAAGCAAAGTTTAATAAGAACTGTAAGCAGTGTCATGGACCAGCAGGTATGGGTCTAGCTAGTTATCCAAAGGTGTCTGGTAATGATATTGCTTACACTATAGATAGACTAAAAAACTATAGAGCAGGTATTGAAATAGGACCAAACTCATCTTTAATGATAATGATGGCTAGACCTTTATCTGATGTAGATATTGAAAACTTAGCAGCTTACTTAAAGGAAGCAAAGAGGTAATGCTTAACGATTTATTACACGTTTACGTTCTTATGGAGGTATAAAGTATGATTATGGGTATATTAAATATTATCAAACATGGTGTACTTATACTGTATGTAAGTTTTATTGTTAGTTTAATTCTAATAGGTGCGGTTGGAGAGTTTGTAGTAGAAGATAAGAGAGGATTACAGGAGTTTTTAGTAGTAGCTGCTATATTCACTCCAATCTACCTTGCTTTCTTGTGGGGTAAAAATGAGTAATATTCTTATATTTATATTAGGATGTAGTGTTAGTTATTTATTATTATACCAAGGCAGAGAAGAAATACATGATTTATGGAAGGTAGCTTACAAAATAGGCAAAGATGATGGTACTTCTGTAGCCAAGGCACAGTATGAATGGACAGAAGAAAGACTTAGTGAAGAGTGTATGTTGTTACACTTTGAGAAAGATGAGAAGCGTAGAAGTAACCTAGGATTAAAAGGGCTAGGTCAATGACAATAGTTGAATCACCTTGTATTGGTATTTGTGAACTACAAGACAATGTTTGTATTGGCTGTAATAGAACAGTTGAACAAATTACCAATTGGGAAACTATGAGTCACGAAGAAAAAGAAAAGGTAATAAATTCTTTATCTAGTACGACCATACAGTAGGTCTAGGTCTAAAAGTAGAGTTTTCAGATGTATCTAAGTGAATGAACCTACCACTGCCTTTCTGTTGCACTCCTATGCCAGTAAAACCAAGCTCAAAAGCTAGTGACATAAGCTGGTAAGCGTCACCTCTACTTACCTTTACATCAGCAGCTAAACCATCATGGTGAACACCTGGAGTCTTTTTCTTTAGTTCTATAGGGTGTGTTCTTGCTCTGTATCCACTTGTAATCACCATAGGTTGACCATAGTATTCTCTTAGTTGATTCATCTTATTGATAAACTCTTGATCCATGTTACACTCACCAGTAGCACTACACTTAAACTCATTTTCACTAAAATACTTACCCCAGTCTATAATATACTTTTTCATATTAGTCCTTTTTGTCCATTAAATCTGTTAGTTCTTTTGTTTTATCTTTGCTACTAAGACTACTACCAAAGTAGTATCCTAAAACCATAGTTACTGCTGATGATAACGTACCTAGTACATATATCAATATATCTTTAGACTGTGGATCTACTTCTACAAATATAATTACAAGAAATAAACCAAACGCTAGTATTACTGTACCTAGTGCTAGTATAGGAGTAACAATCTTGTTTAGCATTGGGGCAAACTCACTGTTTGCTATCTTCATCTCTCTTTCACGAGCAGACTGTTTATCTTGCATCTCTGATTCTAACTTAGCTAGTTCACCTTTTTGCTCCATATCTCTAAGTTCTTTCATAGCTTTAGCACGAGCAGTAGGGTCAGGTATAACCCTATCTAAAACTTTCTCTGCTACAGGAAGCAGACCAGTAAGTAGTTGTAACATCTATTCTCCTTATGTTGTATAATATTTCTTCTTTATTTTACAGCCATTCTCAGTCTCTACTTCAAACCAGTTAAACCCTTTATACTCATTAGCACACCAATAAATACACAATCCTCTTTCCATTCGTTGTAGCCTACAGTAGTATTGTTCTCTTTGTGGTATTATAGTTACTAACATAGTAGATAGTAGTATTTCTATCATTGTACTCCCTTTATTGAGTCAATTAAGAACTGCACCATCCACCATCCAGCCATAAGCAGAACAGCTATAATAGATAACATAGTGGAATTGTAAATGAGTTCTTTACGTTTGCGTATTTGTTGGTATACCTGAGCTTCTCGTTTGCGTTGAATTGACCTTCTAATCTGTATTAGCTGTTTATAACCATCTGCACCAAGATGGTGCAATGAACCCCAGTAGAACATATGCTTTAGTTCTTTCTCCATCTCTTTAATTCTTTGTCTTGCAGCAAGTTCATCAAATGCTTCTGCTGTGCTTGACTTAGTGTAAGTAATCTTCTTGAATATAGATGGCTTACTTTCTTCTTGTGTTAAACAGAACTTTACATCTTCTACCGCAGAAGCCCATTTACCTAGCTGTGAGAATACTTCTTGAGCTTCTTTACCATAGTTTACTGCTGTCTTGATACCCTGAAATACTGCATTTGCTGTAGCCAAAGCTGTGATTGGGTCGATCATTGTCCTGTCATCATTCCTTCTCTAACTCCTTGATTACTTCTTTCTCTTTCCATAGCAGGAGCAGTTATTAAACTTCCTTTAATATAAGGTAAATCTCCTTTTAATGTTTTTCCTAATTTTTTAAAAAATGGACTTCTTGATCTTAATAAAAAATCTAAGGCTTCTTGTCCTGTTTCAGAATATATACCAGTTCCTATAGCAATGCCTCCTATTGTTAAAGTTGGCTCAACAAAACCAGCAGTTCCTGTACCAATTGTAGCTAATCTTCTTATATTTTGTTCAGACATACTTAACGCTTCTCTACCACCATAAAACGTACCCTCTTCGCCTAAGGCTTCTGCACCAGCTTCAGCAATAGTTTGACCAGGTATTTTACCTAATCCAAAATTTACTTTATCTCTTGAATTATCTCCTGCTCTAATTGCTTTTAAATAAGCATTAGGAGTAAATGTTCCTAATTTTGAATTTATATCAGACGCTGCTACTTTCATAGCATGAAGTTGTCCATAACCAGAATCTATTTTTGCTAATTGTTTTCCTAAATCTCCATTTTGACTGTAAAAATTTTTCTTTAATGTTTTTCTAACACTTTCTAAGGCAAAAGCCTCATCTAATGTTTCAGGATTTTTAAATAATTTTATTATTTTAGCTCTTAAACCAGAGTCCATTCTTTTAAAATCTTCTCCTGATATTTCTAAAGTTCCTTTAGGTTTACCAGCCATAAAATCAAATTCTTTAAAATTAGTGTATATTTCATCATCTATGTAATCTTGTACTGTTTTTCTTGCTTTAGGTGTTCTTAAACCTGCTTCATTTAAAGAATCTAACACTTCTTTTGTTATTTTAGTACCATTTAATGAAAATTTTGTTCCTTTTAATGTTTGATTATATGCCTCATCTAATTGTTTAGCAGCATAATTTAAAGCTGGTCTACCTATAACTTTTGTTTTTGGTATTTCATTTCTAAAAGGTATTGGCAATGTATCTAATGCTTTGTTAATCAATCCTTCATTAAACTTATATAAAACTTTTTGTTGTTGATTTTCAATTTGTTTTCCTATTATTGGTAAAAATTTAGCAAATTCTTCTATATTTTTTACAGCCCCTCCAAAAGTTTGTCCTGTAGTGGGTCTAACACCTAGATTACGCATTAATTTTTCTGCTTCAGATACTACAGGATCTAACACTTTTCCTGTTCCTGTAACTACAGCTTCTCCTGCTAAACCAGTTAAAGTACCTCCAGCAACTAGTTTACCTTTTTCATAAACAAAATCTATTTGATTTTTTTCATCAGTTACTGGAGTTCCTAATCCTTGTGTTGCTCCTACTACCATTGATTTAACAAATTTAGGAGCTTTTTCAACAAGTTCAACTGTTTTAAGTGCTGTTACAAAACTAGTAGGGTTAAGTATATTAAAAAAAGTTCTATCAAAATCATATCCTTTTTCACCACTTTCTAATCTTCTTGCTTGATAAGCATTTTCTTCATCTGCTATTGTTTCATTTAATCTTTTAGATTCGTTTTCTAACCATTTACTAACTTGATTAGGACTTAAACCAAATCCTGACGCTATTTTTGATAAGGTATAAGGCAATAATTGGGCGTAAGCATCTATAGGATCTTTTAAACCTTTTACTGTTCCACTAGGAATATACTTTTCTCCAAAAGGTTTTACATCAAAACCAGAAAGACCAGTAAAATCTTCAGGGGCTTCTTCAACATCAGAAACACCTTTTGATCTTAATTCAGAAGCAATTTGATCTATTTCTTCTTCTGATAATTTGTTAGGAGTTCTAATTTTTTTACCATCTATTATGTATGTAGGCATTATTAATTCCTTTAATTTTCAACAATTGTGTATGATGTGCCTTTAGTTGTAAAACCTATCTCTTCATTATAGTATTTATATAATTTAAATAAGTCATCATCTTCTTTAATATTTACTCTAAATATATCAATATTTTTATTATAATTATTTTTTAATGTTTTAAAAAGCCTAGATAATATTTTTTCTCTTCCTAAAGAAGATAAAGATAATTTATTACCTTTTACTTCACGCATAAAATTTAATTCTTCATTAGAGTCATTACCTCCTAATAATTTCATACTTTGTAATACATTATCTGCTGTTAAAGACTGTATAAATTCTGTATTTGCTATTTTTAACTTTTCTTCTTCTGACACAAATGCTTGATTTTTTATTTTTGCTATTTGTTGTTTTATTTCTGCAAAAGTACCACTAAAAGGAGTACCATCAATTTTTTTTCCTTGTGAATCTTTAAATGTATTTCCTTGCGCATCTTTATTTTTAAGTAGTAGAACCGCTTTTCTAACACTATCAATAACTGATGTTCCATTATTTAAAACTTTTTCTACAGTCTCAGCACTCTTAGTTAAAAATTCTTTTTTAAATGGATTTTCTTCATCTTTAGTAGGAGGATGCATTTTTTCATACTCTTCAACAAATATTTTTTGATCTTCAGTAGCATTTCCTTTGCGTATATTAAATCTAGCTTCTATGTATGCTTCTTTATTAAATTTTTTATCTTTTGGGTTAACTTTATACACTAATTTATCTACTGTTTTATACCATTTATCAGGATTATTAGGATTTTGTAATACTGCTTTTCTTACTTCTCCTATACTTTCCATTGTGTGTTTACCACCTTTAATTAAATTATTTAAAAATATTATAGGATCTCTAGCATTTTGATAGGCTTCTGTTTCAGATTTTTTAGTTTCAAAAGCATTAATTATTTCTTTTTCTGTTACTTCACCTTTTTGTTTAGCAGTTTGTAATTCTTCATAAGTTTTATAAAATTTACCACCAATAAATAAATTTTGCTGTATTTCAGGAGGAAGTTTTGTTTCCCTGCTTTTATTTGCAATTCTTACCCTTTCAGCTTCTTTAATTAAGTTATGACCTACTAACTGAATATTAGGATTAGGGTTATCAATTAATTTAGTGCCTGCTGCTATTAGTCCCTCTGGTGTATTAGGGTCACCAACATTTAACACAGCATCTGTATAAGCTGTTTTTATCTCTTGCAACTGTTGAGCTTGTGCTTCTTCTGGTGTTTGTTGTCCAAATAAACGTCTAACACTACCTTGTAACTGCTCTCCACTTTGTGTAATACGCTGTG